NCTGTTTCCACTGCGGTCAGTGTGGCTAAACTATCATAGTTGCCATCTGCTGTAACCTGCGTGATACCACCGCCCGCCACATCCGATGTGGTTGGCGGGTCTGCCTTATTGACCTTGACCAGTTTGCAGTCAAGGGTGGAAGTACCTGACACGACCATATCACCCACCAGCTTATAGCTGACTATCTCGTCCCCAATCTTCAGGAAGTTCAGTGGTATCCAGAACTTCTTAGCTGATTTGCTCGAAGCCAGTGATGCCCCTTCGCCGTCAGGTGTCCAATCGGTGCCAGGAGCGGGATACTGGAAGGCATTGGCAAGAAACTCCTTGCTGTCAGAATGGCCCGAGATAGCCACATCGCCAGCGATGGTCGTATTACCTGACGCACCCAGAACCTTGAATTTCTCAGTTACACGGTCATCCGAATAGACGATTAGGTTCGCGGCATTACGCAGCAAAACCTCTACACTTGCCCAAAATCTTCTGCGTCTCATTTCGTTTTCTCCTCGTTATACTTTTCCAGGAGCGGGAGGCGAGACGGCCCCCCGCCCCCATCTTCTCGCTCAGACTGTTAGGTTGTAGCTCAAACCCACCATGCCCGCGCCAAAGTAGCGTATATCCAACCTAAGCGTGGCCATGATTGCGTAAGCATCGAAGCCAGGCAGTCGCTCAACGGTAACCTGCGGCCTGCGCTTCCAGCCTACCTTCACCCCACTGCGTCGCACACAGAAGAACGATCCCTTAGTGTTGTTGCTGCCAGTTGAGTGGATAGTGCCATCGGTATAGGTCAGTGGATACTGGGGAGGCACAACCAGCGGGATGCCCATAACGCTCGCTAGTTGGCCATTCAGAATCGTGGCTGCTGGCCCGACCTGGTCAAGCGTTAAGACCTCGTCCAAAACGATGGCCTTGTAATATACGCCTGGATCAGAGATATAGGCCAAGTCGCTGGGGTCAACTGCATACTTACCCGCACTACCCATCAGCGAGCGCACGGTCACGAAGTCCCCAATATCAAGCGTAGCGCCGCTAACACCATCGGCAGTGGTCGTCACTAGCGCCTCGTGTCTTAGTCCGTCCACGATCAGGAAGCGGGATTTAGTGGTGATACTTGCTCCCGCGTAGCTGATATTGGTCGTGCCTGTGGTCTCGTCGCCAGAGATAAGCACTTCGTCAATGGTCTCGGCCAGCTTCACGCCATACTGGTCACGGAATTGTGGCTGTATGGCGATTATGCCGTCCTCACCCATCTCGGTGCTCCACACGGTCATCGCGCCCAGCTTGCCCGCACTGAATTGCACTTTTGCCGTGGCGATCTTGCTCTTCTTGAACGGCCCCGCGCTTGTCCACGATAGCGATGCCTCAGCCGTTGTTTCGGCCTGCTTATAGAATGTGGGATCGGTGCTCTCAGCTGGGAAATCGAACGGCTGGCTCGGCATATCGAACTGCTGGAATAATGGTAGCACCCGTGCCGTTAGCCGAATAGCACGCCATAGCTCCTCCGCAGCCAGCGTTGGAACCCACTCGTCACCATAACCGCTCTGGGTTGAGTGTACCAGTTCATTGGCCTTACCCCTCAAGTTGAATAGCCCCTTGACAGCTGGTCCTTCGATGTCCTGTGGGGAAAACGCCTTGATGTCGAAATCCTTGCTATCAAGGTGTTTGGCTGCCTTCACTGCCAAGCTGCGATATACCTCGATTGGCGGAGGTGGGCCCAGACGATCAGCAGCCCGCTGCTTCATAAACATATAAGCCACCGCGTGGTCGCCCAGCGAGAGTGTGTCCCACTTGGAGAGCACATGGATGGGTGCTGGCTTCGGGTCGTCATCATTGCCGAATATCATCTTGTCGCCGCCAGGGATGCGCTTGGCCAGCTTCTCCTGAAGCGCCTTGAACATCACCTCGGCTTTCTCCTCGGCCAGTTCCTCGATGCGTGTCGCTTCAGCGGCCTTCCGGTCCGCTTCGGCTTTGGCATCTTCGGCTAACTTGGTAGTTATTTGCTCGTATAATTGGTCAAACTCCATTTCAATCACTCCTGATTTGCTTATTTCGGCGCTCTTTGCCGCCTGTCTCGGTTCAGTTCCCCCTGCGTCTGATGTGGCTTGGTCGTCATCAGCATCGTGAGAATGTTGGTCGGTTTCCTGCCGAAACTCTATATCCGTCCCTGTGGTAAGCGCCTTAACCACCGAGAAGGTGGAATATGCGTTCGCTGGGATCGTAACCACCGACAACTCCACGATTGGCCATTTCGTGATAGTATTGCCAGCCCGCTCTATGAGGTCGGTTACAGCACCCACCGAGAACGCTCGTAAAACTCCCTGGTCTATCAAATTCCAAACTCTATCCGCGAATTCATCCCCCTTAACAATCTGGGCCCTAACCCATAGCCTTGCTCCCCGGAAGGCATGTTCCAACACCTGACCTATCGGGTTCATGCCTATCTCTGGGTCTTGGCCGTGATTGTAGAGTATGACTGGGTTCAGCATATATTCGTCAAGACCCGCCTTGAGGGCGTCAATGGTCATCACCTCGCCGTCGCGGTCCTCTATCCCTGCAACCGAGGCATAGCCCTCAATGATGCGCTGAGCCTTGTCAACCGCCTTCATTTCCAGATGGAAGACGCTGCGCTTCTCTTCCTGGTAGGTTGCCAAGAGTGCCCTAGCGTGGCGCTCTAAGTGCGGAACGGCCTTGGATCCATGCGGTGATTGCCTAGCACGCGCCAGCGCATTGCGGAGGTGAGGCTTGTCCACGGTGCCATGCTCACTCCCCTTCTTTACGCCAGCGCCGTGATGTGGAAAATGCCTCTTGCTTCTTGGCACAGTTCTCCCATTCTCGTCCTTCTCGCCTCCAGGCTCTATATGTGCGAATGCGGCATCCGGCAGGTCATTGATAAACCTGCGTGTCCATTCGGCTTTGCCTATCAGGTCCTCATATCCCATATCCTTCTTGTGCTCCTTCACCCACGCTTTTGCCCGCTGTGATTATCTCCTTGCATTCGCCGCAATAAAGCGCCTTAATCCCTTGGTCTGCGGAGACGGTAATAGTCCGTATGCGGTGCCCCCCGTGTCCCTCGCTCACCGGGATGCGATGATACTGCTCAGTTGTCTCTGGCATCTTTCATTACATCCTGTTGAGTCAAGAAACTCTCCCATTCAGCTTGTGGTGTGGAATCAATATACGATACTAGCCTGGGGTCGCCATCATCCTTCAATAGTCGTTCATAAGTAGCCCCAAAGCCTTGTATGGTTGTATCTATCTCTCTCTGTTCCATAATGTGAATCCCAATGTGCATCAAGCCAACTATCATAAAAGGACAACTTAGGACAAAAACGCTTATGACTATCTCTGGCATCTATCGTTTCCTTTTAGCCAAGTCGGCCAGAATACGATCCCAATCCCAAATCACCTTGACTTTTGCGTTCCAAAAGCGTAATCGCTCCCCGCCCTCCAAGACGAGCACCATGAAATAATCCCGAATGAGAATAGGGCAGTGAGGCCATAGCCTAGCCCATATCCCGAAAATTGTTTTCCAAAACCAACGCCAGGCGCGTCCACAAGTAAAAACTAGATCCACACCATACCAAGTTCCCTCAGCTTCAACTTCAAGGCTCACTATTTGCAATGGAATAGGAAATGCATTCTTCTTAAACCAAAACAAATCGCTCATCTCATATCCCTTCCACCACGGCCGCAAACGCCCTCACACACGAAGGGTGCTGAAGGGGATTATTTATAGCAAACTCTATATCCCAAATCTGCCCATTCGCCTCCCGGCAGGCATCACAGGAGTTCGGCCCCTCATCATCCATAACCTTGACATGCCGAACACCATTCGCTTGATAGCCCAGGAGCGACCCGCTATTGTAGGCGAACCCCGTCTCGGTGCGGGCTATCTTCTCGGCCCGTGATTGTTTATACGGTGCACCCCGGATCCACCCATCGAAAAGCTCTCCCAGGCCCTTCTCCATCTCCGCAACGCCCTGGCCTTCAGAGATAGCCCCGCTCAGATATTCCCGCACCACCCGCTTGGTCTCCGCGTCCACCTTGGTAATCCGCGTCGCGCCCCACTGCCCCATCCAGCTCACCGCCCTGGGATTCTCAAGATTGAACATTGTGCTGAATCTCGCAGAGCTAATCGCGTGGCCGGCCCCAATCCCCAAAATCTTAGCTATATACGGCTCGCTGGCCAGAATCCAATCCCGCAGTCCCTCATCCCAGGATGCCAGGATAATATCGGGGGAACTAACAGCAGCCTTAGCTCCCGCCAGTTCTCTAAGCGCCCGAAGCGCCGCTCCCTTCTGTTCCCCCAGTGCTTTCTTGTTAACCTTGGTAAGCTCCCGAACCGTCCTACCCCATTCGGCAGGTATGTCCGCGTGCTGCTGGGTCATCAACCGCAACGGGG